TCACAAGCCCCTCGGCTTCATCGCGTCTGTCCTTTACGCAAAGAAAGGTATGCCGCGTCCACCGACCTCCATGGTCCGTGAGGCTGAGGTGAAGACTGAGAAGGTGCTCACCACCCCACCGCTTGAGATGAAACCAATTGAACCACTGGTACGTGGTTTGGCGTGGAGCGACCCTTGGTTTGAGACCGAGGGCCTCTCGCCAGGCCTCATGCCTTTTGGTTGGGCGGATGTTGAGAGAGAGCTTCGTCGAACAGTCCGTGAGTGCTTCTCGGACCGCGAGTTTACCTTGCTCGACAGGATGGCACCGATGTTTCCTTCCACATCGGCGAACTACAACCTGTCTCGATCGAAGCTCGGCGCGGTGGGTGAGCTGTTATCCGCGAGACTGTCTGAGGACTTCGAAGGCCTGTTGAGTGACTCACATCCTGTCACTTGGAAGGCCGTCCGTGGCGAAGAGTACATCGGCGCTGGCCCGTACGTCGAAGCTGAGATTGACCTTGTCGATCTCGAGTTCCGTGCGGGCCGGTTGTACGAGCGCCTCCTTACCCGGGCCATGAAGGAACCGAAGTCCGTCAAAGCAGTCGGCTTGCCGGAAGCACTGAAGGTGCGGGTCATCTCGAAGGGACCCCCGGTCACATACTATGTCTTGAAGGCTCTCCAACAATGTATGTGGTCCACCTTGGCAAGCATGCCCACGTTCGCACTCACTGGCACTCCCGTGACGCCCGAGATTCTGAAGGCGACACTTGGTGCACTCGAAGCAGATGAGTCCTACTTGTCTGCTGACTACGAAGCCGCAACCGACAACCTCCACCCGAGGGTGTCGCGAATTGTGGCCGAGGAGATCTCCGAGTGCCTCAAGCTTCGTCCTGAGGAGCGTCAGCTGTTCATCGATGCCTTGGTCCACCACATCTTTCCTAGTGGACCGCAGCTCAGTGGCCAGCTGATGGGCAGCATCGTTTCCTTTCCGGTGCTGTGTCTCGCAAACGCCGCGATGTGCCGGTTTGCTCGTGAGCTCGACGTAGGTCGTTCGTTGTCTCTGGATCAAGCACAGATCCTGATCAACGGCGATGATGCTGTCATGAAGGTCGGCCGCGCTGGTCAACTCTTCTGGCAACGTGTTACTGCCTTCATCGGCTTGAAACCGTCTGTCGGGAAAGTCTACTACTCGCGCGACTTCCTGAACATTAACAGCACTATGTTCGACACACGGGCGGGTGCCTATGACATGGTCAAGTATGTCAACCTCGGACTGCTCTTCGGCCTGAAGAGATCCGGGGGCGCAGCAGGGTTGGTGGGGGACGAATCCTCCTCGCTTGGTAGCAAGGCGCGTGAACTCTGGACAGCCTGTCCGGACTACATGCGTCAAGCCGTCATGGCGAAGTGGTTTAGCCTCCACATGGATGTACTGCGTCGATATTCTTTACCATGGGCAATCCCTGAAGCTTTGGGCGGCCTTGGGCTGCCAGGGTGCGTGCCGACCGCCCTGGACCTGAAGGTCGCTCGATCACTCCTCTCGGAGGGTGTGGTTCCCGGGCCTCTCTCGTCGCAAGCGACGTGGAAGGTCCGTCAACTGGCCCTCAAGGAAGTTCCGCTCAAGCTAGAGCGCGTTGCCTTGCCTGCCGGACAGCATGCTGAGCTCTGGGAATCTGCAGTCTCCTGGATGGGTGTTGGCCTCCTCTTCACAAAGAAGTCGAGGACACCTGAGTTCCAGTCGAAGATCTACAAAGACCTAGCAGCGCAGTCTGGTGCCCGGCAGCTGAGAGAGCGAGAGCGGCTGTGGCTAAGCCGGATCCGCAAGGGCAAGATCTACTCTACTCCAGACGTCTCTGCGAACATTGATGGTCCCATCGCGTCCCACGCGGACACGATGACCATTGATTATTCTCAGGACGACTGGGAGCGTTCGATCCTGCCGTCGTGGGCCTGGACTCGGCCGCAGCCCCTGCTTGGGGTCGCGATTAGCTCCGTTGTTTCTGTGCGGCACAGTGGAAGGCTTGCTGAAGCCGATGTGCCGGTCCGAGATCCTCTCTTCTCGGACGTGGTTCAAGAGGTGGAATGGGACGAGACAGCGCCGGTCAAGACCGACGACGACTCGATTCCGGCTTGGCTGAAGCATGCCTCGGGCTTTGCAAGTTTGCGCAGGTGGGCGACACGTCGCCGCTTACGAAATCTTGGAAAGCCTGAGTCTGCTCGGCCGGACTGGGCCCTTCCTGTCCGTGAACCCACGGAACGAAAAAGGTGATTGGGATCACCTTGGACCCTTGTCTCGGTTTAAACAAG